AATTCTGTTTTTAAAGCATTATAATTTAATTTATGAAAATTAATATAATTTAATAAACTTCTATTAAAAGTAAAAGTTAATATGTTAGTAAGACAATATGGGCATTTATTATTATTATTCATATTAATAAGACAAAATTTACAAATATTATGTCCACATGGTATTAATATTTGAGGAGCTCTATTATCATTATCATACTCTTCAGTGCAGATCATACATATTTTTTCTTCCATTATAAATAGTAATAGATTTTCATAAATATAAAAAAAAATAATTATTTTTTAATAATTAATTGATATTTAAATATTAATATAAATTATTTTTTATAAACAAAAAATAATTATATTTATATGAATAATAAAAAAGTTATTCTTGATGAAATTAATAAGCTCACATTTGATCTTAATAAATCTTTTGATGAATTAAGATCGTTTAAAAAAATATTTTAGAAAAAAAAAAAATTAACATATAAGCAAGCTAAATTTAGATTACGTTATTTTGAAAAAGTTTGTGTTAATAGATTTTATTATAAAATCTAAATGTATTATTAATATACTTTTGATACTATAATAATTAAAAATATATATAAAAAATAATTTTAATTATTAATTAAGATTATATAGATTAAAATAAAATTAATTATATTTTGAAATAGATTTTATACTTTTATACAGTTCTATAATTACTAATAGTTCAAATATTACCTACAAAAAATATGTGTGTATGCATGTTATGTAATTATTTGGCCATTATATATAATATTTATAAACTTATTTTATTTGTATTATAGGCATTTGTTAGCATTATTGACGTTGTTGACATTATAGGCATTTGTTAGCATTATTGAGGTTGTTGACATTATAGGCGTTGTTGGCGTTGTTGGCGTTGTTGGCGTTGTTGGCGTTGTTGGTGTTCTTGGCGTTGTTGTCGTTGTTGGCGTTGTTGTCGTTGTTGGCGTTGTTGACATTATTGTCGTTGTTGGCTTTAATTGAAGTTGTTGTATAGTTTGCTAGCATTATTATGCTAGGTATATATCAATTAATTGATATAAAGCATTTGTTCTAAATATAGTTCGCATCTTGTATTTATAATTGTAATTATATTTATATAGTATTATTCTATAACATTATATTTATCTATATATTTGTTATAGATATATAAATTCTTTATATTTAGAATTTATTTACACTTAAAGTGTAATAATGGTTATATTAAAACCAAATTATAAATATATCAGATTGGAAATGTTATATAAATTATTATTGCTGTATCCAATCTATATAATAAGTATTATTTAATCTTTAAATATTTTTTAATTTAATATATAATAATATTTTATTTAAAGAAATTATTTTTAATTATCTAAAATAATTAATATTAATTTTAAAGTTAAACTTTTTTTATAATTTGTGCCAAAAAATATTTCCATTTATTACAGATTTCTAAAATTCCTGTATTTTCACTATTATTGGTTATTTCTTTAGCATTTATAGTCCACCATTCAAGTCTTAAATCTACATTTTCTTTTTCAATAGTTTCAGGATCCCATAAAGCGTATGATGGAATTTTTTTATATTTATATAAAAGTATTTTATTACGAGACTGTGATTCATTTTCAATAGTAAAATTAGAAAAGTTCATAATTAAATTAATCATTAAATATAATTAATTTAATCAAATTAATTATTAATCTAACATATAATATAATGTATAAATATATAAAAAATCCTATAAATAACAAAAAAGTAAATGTAAATAGTAAATTGGGAAAAAAAATATTGAAAAATTATTTATATATTCTTAAAGGAGGTGTAAACACTAATCTATCGGAAGTTAATGAAACAGTTCCAGATTTATTAAGTCGTCGTGCCATGAGTGTTGATGAGGCGGCGGCAATGGAGGCAGATACTTCATCAAGTCGACAGCATATATTAGAAAAAAATTTTAAATATAATTTTCCTACTTTTGTTCCCGCTTCCTTTACATGTTTTGGCCATTCAGATACAACTAAGGAATTTTTACATTTAATTAATCTTTTATTATTAAAAAACAACATAACAAATAATAATACACAATTATTTCAAGTTATATTAATAAAAAATGGATATTCTTACATGGCCTATTTAGATAACGTCCATCATTCATTAACATCAATAGACCCTAATACTCGGGAAATAATACAAAGTAATTATTTTAAAGTTCCTTGGTTATCTATTAATAATAATGCAATTATGGATAAATTTATATTAGAATATATAGCTCAATATTTATTCAAGGTGACTGAAATTTTAAATACCAAACCAGATGGCTACCAATTTTTATTACAATTTCATTATCAAAAGGGACGGGGAGAAGGTGGAGAAGGCGGTTTATTTCATAAAGATGATAGTCAAGAATTAAAATCATCATTTGTTTCTTTGTCATTTGTAAATAATGAGTGTATACATGGAACAGAAATAGTATCTTGTGAACAATTAGGTGCTGATTTTGGAATGACAAAAAAATGTGAAATTTTACGACCATTAATGCGGCGTCATGCAACATTAGTGTTTACAAATAGAACAACATATCATTCTTCACCTACTTCTTCTAGTTCAGATAGACGTCTTCAATCACAAGATCTAGCAATCTCTACTGATGGTTTTTTATTACCATTTAATCATGATATAGTTACAACCCATTATACATGCTTGCAAAACGTTGATATAAAACGTCCACCCTTTTTAAGAGTATGGTTATCTGAACAAGAATATTTTACACCATTCGAACAAAGTAATGCAGGAATATTTATAGGAGAATTAATATTAGAAAGTAGCGAGCAAATTTTAATAATAACAAATCCGAGACCTGGAATGACGCAAGAGAAGCATTATGTTCATAATATACATACACCTAATATAACATTAAACGAAATACCACAAATGGGTGGAATGAATAAATAATTTAAAAATCACTTAAAATTTTATTCAATAGCTACTGTTAAATTTACTTAAGATTAATATTAATTTTAATTTGAAACTAACTAATATGAACAGTATAGAAAAAAAATATGTGCACGATACATATCAAGTTATTGCTTCAGATTTTGACACAACTAGAACTTATATTTGGCCTGGAGTTAAAGATTTTTTAGATTCAATCCAAAAAAATAGTATAATTTTAGAAATAGGTAGTGGGAATGCTAAAAATCTTTTAAGAAGACCAGATTGTATAAATATAGGAGTAGATTTGTGTTCTAATTTTTGTAAAATTTGTAATGATAAAGGTATAGAAAGTATTATAGCTAATAATCTAAAAGTGCCGATGTTAGATAATATTGCTGATTATGTTCTAAGTATTGCCGTAATTCATCATCTAACAACAGAAGAAAGAAGATTAAAATGCATAAAAGAGATTATAAGATTAGTAAAACCAGGAGGAAAATTTATAATTCAAGTATGGTCCTTAAAACAAGCAGAAAAATCAAAAAGACAATTTAAAAAACAAGATAATTATGTAGATTTTATATCAAGTGATAAAAAATCTAAAGAATCAAGATTTTATCATGTTTTTATAGAAAATGAATTAGATAATTTAATATTACAACTAAATAATATAAATATAATTAAGTCATTTTGGGAAGTAGGAAATTATATTGTTATAGGAAAAAAAAATCATCTTAATTTATAAAAATTATGTATTATAAATAAATACTTAAAACATAAATAATCTAGTATAATATGAGTATTGATTCTTTAGAAAATTTAATATCAATTTCGAATATAAATTTTGATATTTTATTAACATATATTGAATCTAATTTAGTATATGATTTTGAAAAAGAAATTTTTCAAAATATAGATGAGTTTGAAAAATATATTGAAACTAATTACAATGAAAAAAAAAAATATTTTTATGAAAATTATAATATATATAATTTATCAAAATATAAATATAAAAAAAATATTTCTGATTGGATGTTAAATAGATTATTATTTTTAGACATGGAAGATTGTTTAGAAAAATTTTTTTATTCAAATATATTAATTTATTGTAAAAAAAAAGATAATTATAATAAAATAAAAAATATACAAATATAAGTATAAGTATATAGATTTATTATGAATAATGTTTCTCAGCCTATACTAATTCCCAAAAAAAATATATCTGAATTAGATAATCAAAACCATAATTTATCTTCTTATAATGATTTTAGTTATAAAACTCCCGAATATAATACTCCACCTATAAAAAAAGAAAGATTTTTTGAAAATAATTTTTCAAAATGTATATATTCTAATAATAGAAATGGTCCGAATAATCCTTACGAACCATCACCACCAGATGTAAGTTTATTTCAAAAAATATATATGGATTTATATGCTAATATATCTTTAATTGATCAATGGAACAGTCGTATAAAGAAGAGTATAGATAATATAAAATAACAAATGTAAAATACATACTATACATTTATTTGACTATGAAATAATTAACTTTTAAATTTTAATATTTAAATAAATTCATTAAAAGCACAAGTTTTAGTAAGTGATACTTATGTTAACATAATTCTTCAGTAAATTTTATATTGCTTTTTTGACTGTAATATTTATTAATTATGTCTTGAGGAGGAAAATATTTACAATTGTTTTGAATTTCTAATATATTTTTTTCAAGTTTATCAATAAATAAAGCATCATTTGGATTTAAAATTTCAAATTTTGTTTTAGTTATAAGTTTATCATATTGTTCAGCAGCATTACGAAACATCTCAGCTTTAGTATTAAATTTAAATGCTGAATCAAATGTTTGTATTATAGAAGAAATACTACCTAAAATTCCAACACTTAAACTGAAAGCTATTTTAGTATCTTCGTCAAAAAAATGTGAAGCCGAAAGAAATGATGTCATACCAGCTAATGAAGTAATTGTAATAGAAGGTATTGTTAGAAATAAAGATTTTTTTTCATAGTAAACTGACGATTCAATATAAATAGTTTTTTCGTCTTCTATTCTTTCTATAAATTCTTTATAGAAATTTTTTTCTGCGTTGGTGAGTATAATTTTATTTTGTTCTATTTTTTTTATTTCAATTTTTTCTGTATCTGTATATTCATTAGAAGAAATAGGAATAGAAGATTCATTATTATTTAATGTAGTCATCCCTATATTAATATTTGTTTCTTTAAATATTTATAAAATTAATAAATTTGATTTATATATATGTAAAATTTATTTTTTTTTAAATGATAGATAGAATAAGTCAAGATTTAGAAGAGTTAGTAGATGATATTAATAAAAAAAAAAATTGGAATTTAGAGTATAAAAATTTAATACCATATTTACAGTGTAAAGATTTTAAGAATACAACTATATATAATGATGAAATAAATAATTTGCTAAATAAAAATTTAGCAAATTATATAATAGATAATAGATTAAAAGAATTTTTTAATTATATAAAAAAAAAATGGAATTTAAAATATAATAATTATGAAGAATATATAAAGTTTACAAATATATCAAATGTGAACACTAATTTATATAATATTCAAAAATCAAAATATAAAAAAAATTCAAAAATTAAAAAAATTGATATGGATTTAGAAATATTTTTAGATTATATTAATATAAAAAAAAATTGGAATTTAGATTACAAAAATTTTATACCAAATATACAATTGAAAGATAAAATAAATACAAGAAGATGTATAGGTAGATTATGGGACGAGCCATTAAAAAAATCCTATAATTATGAAGATCTTATTATAAGATTTAAAAAATATAATATTAATAAACAATGTAAAAATTATGCAGTAAGAAATGATATGTGTGAAAGTTGTAATACACGAAAAGCTAGTTGGGGTCGTGTAGATGAATATCCGTCTTTATTAATAGAGTTATATAATAATTTGATAAAAACGCGTTTAATAAAAGATTATAATAATTTAGATAAATCAAAGTATACAGAAGAAGAGTTTAAAAATTTATCACAGGTATGTAAAAGAAATGCTAATATTGAATTAGACTTAAATAATTTTAAGTTATATAAAAAGAATAAAAATTATATAAAAAAAATTTCTAATAATCAATCTAAAGATATGTTAGAATTAAATTTAAACAAAGATAAAGAAATATATAATAATACAGAGATTAACAATAACATTGAAATTAAGAATAATATAGAACTATATAAAACAGATATTTATCAAGAATGGTGGGATTCAGAATTAACAGATAAAATAAAAATATATGATAACAATTCTACAAGTTCATTTATTTTTGCAATGGAAGAAACAAATGAAGGAAAATTTCTTTTAAATAAAAATCAACAAATTTTAGGAGAATATCGAGAATGGGAAGATAAAAATAATGAAATATTAGAATGTTTTAAAAACAATGATAATAAGATTATTCATCCAGAATCAGTTGTTCCTTTGTTAGAATTTGAAATATTTAAAGAATCGTCATTATATCATAATATAACTTGTAAAATTTATAGAGAGTTTCGTTATAATAAAAATAAAGAAAGTATGGTAAATACAAATTGTATTGAAATACTTTGAAAACTTAACATTTAAAATTATAAGCTTCTTCAAAATGAAATTTATTACTTTAAATAATTTACATTTTTAAAAAAAATATACATGTTAAAATTTACAATATAATTTATATTGTAATTTTATATGAGTGACATAATTAAAAAAGACGGTATACAAAAAATACAATACAAAATGAAAGAATTAAGAGAATTAAATTTAAATTTAAACAAAGATATAGATGATATGGTCGAAAAAAATATACGTGAAGAAAAATTAATGGTAGAAAAAGCTATAAAAAATTATAATATAAAAATGGAAAAAGTGCTAAAAGACTCTAAAGTAAAAGAAAAATTAGATAAAAAATACAATTGTGAAGTTAAAATTAGAAATTTAATGAATAATATTCAGACATCGCTACGTGAAGCTATAAAAGTAATTAATTCTGATTTAACAATAGATGATAAAGAAAAAAAAAAAAAAATTGAATCTTTACAACAAAGAATAGAAGATGCTATATTATCTGATGAAGAAAAAAATATAAAAGCTTTATTGGAAAAATTTATAGGAGATAATATAAATTTTAAAATGGTTAAAATTTAAAATTTGATTTATTAATAATTATTAAATTTAATTAATAAATGAAAAATGACATTATAGATCTTAATGATTTTAATAATTTATTGATTAAATTTTTATCAGAGATATCAAAAAAAAAAAATTGGAAAATAAATGATTTAGTAAATTTATTTAAAAAAGGAATAAAAATTTTTAATCAAAATTTAATAAAAAATAATGAAATATGTGAAGGACTTGTCACTACAAATGGAATAAAACGTCGTTGTTCAAGAAAAAAAAAACATGGTAATTTATGTGGTTTACATTATAATAAAGAAAAAAGATATAGATATATTGAAACAATTGATAAAAATATAATTTTATATTTAAATAATAATAATTTAGAATCTAATGAAATAGATAATGAAAACAAATTACTTTTAAATTGTGTAGATGAAATTAATATAATATGGAAAGTAATTAAATTAAGATATAAAGAAGTATATTTAAATAATCTAGATAATTATATATATACTAAATATTACAATAAGTATATTAAAATAGGTATTTATGACAAAATAAATGATAAATATTTAAAATTAGTATAAAAATTTGATTATTAAGTTCTTTTTTTTTCTTACCTATTTAAAGATAATGGAAAAATTAATATTGAAATTGATAAATCTTTATATATATAATCAAGTAATTATACTTATAAATAATATTGAAATAAAGTTAGGAAAATTAAATATAATAAAAGATATTGATTCATTTAATATAAATATAAAAGTATCTGATATAGTATTAGAGATGAATTTAAATAAATTAAAGTGTGATCCTATAAATTATATCAAATCATGTTCTCAAAGTGAATTAGAAAATTTATTATTAAAATTAAATAATGAATATTATAATAATACATCTTTAATTTCAGATGAGATATATGATATTTTAGTAGATTATATAAAAGAAAATTATAAATTTAAATCAATAAATGATATAGGAGCGAAAGTCTTTAAAAAAAAAATTAAATTACCGGTTCATTTGCCCAGTATGGATAAGATTAAAGCTGATAGCAATGCTTTATTAAATTGGTTAGAAGATTATCCAGGTAATAAAATTATTTCAGATAAATTAGACGGAATGTCATTATTGATAGATTTAAGAGAAAAAATACCTAGAGCTTATACAAGGGGAGATGGTTCAATAGGACAAGATATATCTTGGATAATTAAATATATAAATATTGGAAATCTTAATAATAATATGGTTAGAGGTGAATGTATTGTTAGCAAATCTAATTGGAAAATATTAAAAAATAAATATCCCGAATATTCTAATCCACGTAATTTTGTATCGGGTTACACTGGAAGAAAAATAATATCAGAAGATTTAATGAAATTTATAGATTTTATAGCATATGAATATATAACAGATGTTCCATTATCTTTAGAACAACAATTGATAATACTTAGAAATAGTAAAATGAATGTAGTAAATTATAAATTATGTAATACTATATCTAATGAAATATTGTCTTCAATATTAGAAAATAGAAGAGAACATGGAGAATATGATATAGATGGTATAATAATTACAGATAATAAAGTTCACATGCGTGAAACATCTAATAAGTATCCTAAATACGCCAAAGCATTTAAAATGATTTTACAAGATCAAATAGCTGAAGTATTAGTAACAGGTATAAGTTGGGATCCTTCTATGTATGGTATTTTAAATCCTATAGTTAATTTAACAAAAGTAAGATTAGATGGAGTAAATATATCGAATGCTTCAGGTTATAATGCTAATTTTATTATTAACAATAAAATTGGTGGTTTAATAGGACCTGGAACAATTGTTAAGTTAACAAGAAGTGGAGGTGTTATACCTAAGATTATTAAGGTAATAAAACCTTATTCAGGTAAAGTAGAAGATATATTACCAAAACAACAACAATTTAAGGATGGATATAAATGGACAAATACAAAAATAGATTTAATTTTGAATAATCCAGATATGAATCATACAGTAAAATTAAAAAGAATAGTTCATTTTTTTGAGACTTTAGGTGTTCCATATTTTAAAGAAGGTATGATAACAAAAGTATATGAAGCAGGATTTAATACAATTTCTAAAATATTAAAAATTAGCAAAATTGATCTTTTAAAATTAGAAGGATTTAAAGAAAAATCAGCTGACAAAATTATAAATGAAATTAATAAATTTTATAAAAAAGCAAGATTATTAGATTTAATGTCGGGACACTATGGATTTGGTTCAGGTTTTGGAAAAAAAAAAATAGAACCTATATTATTAAAATATCCAGATATAATGAATTATAATTTAGAAAAAAATAAAAATATTCTTATAAAAGGTATAATAGAAATAAATGGATATCAAGAAAAAACTGCAAAAAAATTTGTTGAAGGATTAGAACAATTTAGGATATTTTATAATGAAATGCCTAAACAAGATAATGATATATTAATAAATACAATTGTTAATCCAAAAGGATCAAAATATATAAATAAAGTATTTTGCACAAGCGGATTTACATTTAATAAAGACTTAACAGATATAATAATAAGCAACGGAGGAAAGATTGAACAAACTATTAAATCTAATGTAACAGATTTAATTATTAAAGATGAAAATAAATTATCTGCTAAAATTTTAAAAGCAAAAGAAAAAGGAATAAATATTATACATTATTCTAAATTTATTTAAAATTAGTTATTTATTTTTTTAGTTTTAATATTCATTAATATATTGTTTTCATTATTAAGTGTAAATTCTATTTTAATAAATATTTTATATTTATTTATACTAATATCATTTTCTAATTTAAAAATTCTAAATTCTTTATATGATTTAAAATTAATATCATTATCTGATATATTTATACTTATACGATAAGGTTGTTTGGTATCATCGTCATATTCTAATTCAGCCAAATGATAATTATCTAAATTATATAATTGATTAAATGTTAATTGAAAAGGTAAAGCCAAAAAAGCTTGTGTAGTTAACATCATAATTTTATTTGTTATATTTCTATTAAAATTAAAATTTAAATAATCAATAATTATTTGAGGTGAGATAATTTTATGATTGTTTATAAATATATTAGATCTAGGTATGTCAATTCTAAATTGTTTTTCAATATCTTTTATATTTTTAAACGAATCTTTAATATCATTTATATAGTAATCATAATTAATAAATATACATTGTTCCATAATTTCATTGTTCATATCATTTTTAATATTTATAGTGTTATTATCAATATTATTATCAATATTTTCTATTAAAACATAATCATCAAAGTTTTCAATATTATAAGAATCTATAATAGTCATATTTAAATCAATATTATTGGGTATATTTAAATTTCTAAATTCAAGCCAATTAAAATTATTCATATAAATATTTATATATAAATATATATATATTTATGTCTTATTATAGAAAATTATTATTATTAATAGGTATATTATTTATTATATGTATTATTATTAATTTATTTAAGTATTCCACTACTGAAAATTTTTATTCAATTTATAAATTAAATCAATTAGATAAACCTAATATGTCATTATTAAGAATAAAAGGATTTAATGAAAATCTTATATATGAATATAATAATTTTATTGACCATAAAACTTGTAGAAATATAATAAATTATTCAAAATTTAAACTAGCAGATAGTATGTTAGTATGTGCAGATGGTAATGATTGTTTGGATAATAATTATAGAACAAGTAAAAATACTTTTATAGGAGACAATGATTCTAAATCTGTTAAATCAATAACAATAAAAATAGAAAAAATTTTAGGGATAGATAGATCACATTTTGAGCAACTTCAGGTAGTTCACTATGAACCTGGCAAACAATATAAAGAACATTGGGATGCTTGTGTAAGTGAATTTATTAAAGATTGTGATAGAAATGTAAAACAATCTGGACAAAGATATGCTACATTTATTATATATTTAAATGATAATTATGGAGAAGGACAGACATGTTTTCCTCGAATTAACGGTAATAAAAATGGCTATTGTAGCGATAAAGATTCATTAAAAATAGTGCCTAAAATAGGAAAAGGTGTTTTATTTTTTAATTTAAATGCCGACGGTATAAGTGCAAAAAATGAATCTATGCACGCTGGATTACCGCCTTCATATGGTGAAAAATGGATGTGTAATAAATGGATTAGAACCAAAAAAATAGCATGATAAAACAGGAATTACTTTTCATGATTAAAATAAATATATTTATATAATTATTTATAAAAAAAAAATTATTATATAATAATGTATTATTTTATTATTTTATTTTTTATTATAATATATTTATTTATAAATAGAAAATTTAAAGAATCATTTACTCAAGATATATCAAATATTAATACTAATATTAAGAATGTATTCGGTGTATCTTGTAAACCTCCACCTCCTATTTCATCGTGTTCATTTTCTGTAAAAAAACCACCTCCACCTCTACCTCCACCACCACAAATAAAAGATCCGGTTCCTACTAAACCTCCGTTAAATTGTAAAAGATTACCAATACCGGTTCAATATCCTGCTGCATGTCCAATAGATTGTAAATTTGATCCAGTGCCTTATGAAGGACCGTGCGCAAAAGGTTTTAAATTATCTTATAATGTAATAACTAGAAAAAAGGCTTATGGAGGAAAAGATTGTCCAGGAGATAATGTAATAACAGATGAAGGTTTATTTGTAGCTAATTTTAAAAAAACAGAATGCACTCCTCCTCCCCCACCTCCTATTGATTGTGAATTAGGAAAAAGTATATATGGAAATTGTAATCAAAAAGGAAAAAAACCAAAAGGAAAAATAATTATTAATGAACCATTATATGGAGGTAAAGAATGCACCGGTAAACAATTTATAAATAATACACCTGTAGCTGAATGGGAAATGGTTGATTGTGAACCTTGTGGAGATAATATGAAACGTAATAGTGAAGGAGATTGTATAAATATCCCAATTGATTGTGAATTAGGAGAAATAATTTATGGTAAGTGCAATAAAGAAGGAAAAAAAGCAAAAGGATATATAATAAAAACTAAACCTAAGTTTAATGGAACATTATGTCCTGATGAAATTAATAATATAAATAATCAAGAAGTTTCAAAATGGGAATCAGTTGATTGTGACCCATGTGAAATAGGTAAAATAAGAAATGCTGATGGTAATTGTATAGATATAGTTTGTCAGCCAGGTTATATTTTAGATGGTAATAATTGTATTGCTAAGCCAATTGATTGTAAAATATCCCCAATATTAAATAAATTAAATTTATGTAATGATCCTAAAGCTAATATTATTTATGAATTTAACAACATTATAACTAGACCAGAACATAATGGAAAAGAATGTCCAAAAATAACAAAGCTTCCAAATGGAAATGAAGTAGTAAATTTAAAAGAGATTAAATGTCCATTAATACCGCCTCCGCCTCCTCCTCCTATAGTGAATGATAGTAAAAAATATTATTTAGTCCAAAATCCTACAATTTGTTTAGAGATGATCTTAAGTCATCGAGAAAATGAGAATAAAGGAACATTCGAAATTAAATTCATTGATAATAGATCGAAAAATATAGAAGATAAAAATAAAATAACAGGTAAATATGTTAATGATGATATAGAATTTAATTCATACATGGATATACATTTAATAGGTATAGATAAATTCAAAATAGCTAAATTTTTTAATAATAAAAAAGAATTTATTGCTGATCATAAAAAAGCAAGATTTTTAGAAGGTTGTTATGAAATAATAAACCAAAAATATGACTATCATATGATAAATGAAAATGGTAAATCTATTTGTATATATTTAGAAGCAAAATCATATAACTCGCAAGGAATAATAGAAGCAAGATGTGAAGGAAATGTATTAAACTGGAATCCATCAATACAACAGGGAAGATTTAAAGGAAATGTAATAATTTTTCCTAATCTAGGATTATCTGCTGAAAATGCTATATTAGGTGAAGATATTATCTTTAAAAATGAAACAAAATGGAAAAAGAAATGTCTTAAAATTATACCAAGACCTCCACCTCCTAAACAACTTAAAGTGTATAAAGAATTATATGTTTATAAAATTGAACTAAAAGGAGACGGAGGAGGCATAAAATATATATGTTTTTCAATATCATTTAACAAAAATGAAAACGGAGATGGAGATATAAAAATTAATTCTAATAATAAACATGGGCTCCCTCTTTTTGAACAAGAAGGAATTATAAAAAAACATAAAAATATTTCAGGTTTTAATATTAATTTAAATAACAAAAATTTTTCAGAAGCTATTATAGATGATAAAGGTGATATTATATTTAAAAATGGTATAAAATGGGTTAAACACAATGAATGTCCTAAAGATATACCTCAAAAAGCTACTTTAAGAAGCACAAAAATATATTGTCAAAAAATAAAAAATGATAAATATTTAGAATTTAAAGTATTATTTTATACTAATTCTTCTGGAAATGGGTATGTGACTATTCACACTAAAAGTGATAATTTAAATAATACTAGTCCTAAAATATATAAAGGTAAAATTAGTAACAATATTATATCAGAATTAAATTTTATTATTGATAATAAAAAATTTGAAAAAGGTCATCTACAAGATGGTTTAATACAATTTGATAATGGAATAAAATGGAAAGAAGAATCCTGTCCTATTCTACCAAATGATTGTTTATTAAGTAAATGGAGTGAATGGTCAAAATGTCCAGATCAATGTGGAGTACCTGCAAAACAATTAAGAACCCGTAAAATAGAGTCCCCTGCACAAAACGCCGGAAATTGTCCAGATGAAAACAATCTTAGTGAAGAACGTGATTGTAAAATCATATCATGTCCTAAGAATTGTGAAATTACTGATTGGAGTGAATGGTCAAAATGTCCTGATCAATGTGGAATATCAAAAAAACAATTTAGAACACGTAATATTAAGAAACAAGCTCAATCTGGTGGAAATTGTGTAGATGAGAATAATCTTCGACAAGAACGTGATTGTGAAATTAAACCATGTCCAAAGGATTGTGAAATGGGTAATTGGAGTGAATGGTCACAATGTCCTAATCAATGTGGATTACCTGCTAAACAAATTAGAACTCGTCAAATTAAGATACAACCCAAGCGAGGAGGAAATTGTCCTGATAAAAATAATGTTCGTCAGGAACGTAATTGTGAAATTAAACCATGCTCAAAAGATTGTGAAATGAGTGAATGGAGTGAATGGTCAAAATGTCCTGATCAATGTGGATTAAAGGCTAAACAGACAAGAACACGTGAAGTAAAGACACCTGCTCAACATGGAGGAATTTGTCCAGATGAAAATAATAAACAGCAAATTAAAAATTGTCTTGTTAAAAAATGTCCTGAAATTCTACAAAAAATTAAAATTTATTGTTATGAAATATCAAATGATAAAAAAATTCAGTTTAGAGTATTGTTTTACGGCGATCAATATGGTAATGGAACTATAAAATTTGTTAATTTGTGGAATAATAAATTGATCGATGATAAAAATTGGAAGAACAATATACCGAAAATTGGAAAAATCATAAATACTAATACAATAACTGATTTAGATTTTACAATAGATGGAAAAAAATTTACAAGTGGACTTATAGGAAACAATTATATAAAATTTAATAACAATGTGCAATGGAATGCTTCAACTTGTCCAAAAGATGCTATTGATTGTAATTATTATTGGTCTCCTTGGACAAGTTGTTCAAAAAAATGTGGAGGTGGTCTTAAGAATAGAACCGCAAAAATTAAGACTAACCCTGTTGATGGTGGAAAATGTCCTGTTAAAGATGGACAAAAAGAAGAAAAAAGTTGTAATAATCAATCGTGTTCTTGTATCCCTAATTGGACAAATTGGACAAAATGTTCTAAAGATTGTGGAGGTGGTGTTCAGACAAGAAGAAATGATGGATTCGGTTGCAGTAAAAGAGATGGTAGAGTAGAAACAAGAAAATGTAATACTCAACCATGTTCTACTGATTGTGACTCCTATTGGACTAATTGGACAAAATGCTCAAGAGATTGTTTTGATGGAAGTAATTGGGGCGAACAAACTAGAACACACAAAATAAGAAAATTACCCAGTAATCGTGGAAAAATGTGTCCACGTAGTGATGGTTATATTGAAAAAAGAAAATGTAATGAACATAATTGTCCTGTTGATTGTGAATATCATTGGTCATATTGGAATCATTGCTCAAGACCATGCGGTGGAGGTGAGCGTTCGCGAAATGCTGGAATACATACTATTCAAGCTTGGGGTGGTAAACCTTGTCCTGTAAAGCAATACCAAAAACAAACTATGAAATGTAATACTCAACCATGCACTGAAGATGATAAAAAACGTTATTTTATTAATCATACTTTACATGGCTTACAAGATCATAATTTAAAAAAACAATATTTTAAAAAACCAAAAGATAGTCCACAACCACCTTGTAAACATAAAAAATTTAAAGCTAAATGGTTTAAACCAGGCAATCCTAAAAATTGGTTAATGTTTAATGCTTCTCCTTGTGAGTAATAATATTAATAATTTTGTTTAATTATATTAAATATTTGAAAAATCATCAAATGAACTTTCATTATTTTATCTGATTAATTTTTTTTTTCCCTTTTATATATCTTTGTAGATATTTCTCTTTTAAATCTAAAATATATAAATTTTAGATATTTTAGATTTAAATAATATCTAAAGTTATTATACAATTTCCTCAGATTGTATTAATATTATTATAAGTATTTATATTATTATAAGTATTTATATTATATTATAAATTTGATTGTTTTTATTTAAATATTATTTAATATTAATATTAAATAAATTATGGATTATCTATCTAAAATAAATGGCCATGAAAGAGATAATCATATAACATTTGATCAAGGACCACATATCTATACAATAGATGGTGACTCGGATTTCACTTCGGTAACTAAATGGATTCATTCTCATTTTAAGGAATTTGATGCTGACCAAATAATTAATAGAATGATGAATGGTAAAAATTGGAAAGAAAGCCAATATTTTGGTATGTCTAAAGATGAAATTAAATTAAAATGGGAAAAAAATAGAAATGAAGCTGCTTCTGCTGGAACAAAAATGCATTATGATATTGAATGCTACTATAATAAAATTAAATTTTCTAATAAATCTATAGAATTTAAATATTTTCAAAATTTTTGTAATGATTTTAACAATTTAAAACCTTATAGAACAGAATGGATGGTATGGGATAAAGAACTTAAATTTGCGGGTTCTATCGATATGGTTTTTATAAATGATAATCAAGAATTAGAAATTTATGATTGGAAAAGATCAAAAGCAATAAAAAAAGAAAATAAATGGAATAAAGCAAAAACAAAATGTATATCAAGTATACAAGATTGTAATTTTTGGCATTATTCATTACAATTAAATACATATCGAGCTATACTTGAAAAAAATTATGATATAAAAATAAATAAAATGTGTTTAATTTGTTTACATCCTGATAATGATAATAAAAACTATATTAGATACGAAGTCCCATTTATGATACAAGAAATTGATGATCTTTTCAAATATAGAAAACTTATGTTAACTGATAAAATTGGAGTAAAATTAAATGAATTAAATGAAGAAAAAAAATTATTATTAGTAAAATTAAATAAATATATGAAATTTATAGATAATACTAAAAAATCAATTTCTTATATCGATAATGAAATTGATGAAATTAATAAATTAAATCCAGATAATAATAATGAAGCTTTAGAACTAACTAATTATTTATATAATGATAAAAATTATCTTGTTAATGAAATAACTAAAAAAATATTTTCAGATGATGGAGAATATATTGGAAATTGGCTAAAAGATAAACCTATATTTTTATAAATTAATTATATAACTATTAATTTTCATGAACTCTTTACTATTACTTAGTAACTATTACTTAGTAACTAATAATTAAGTATGTAATCAATTTATTCTTATATATCTATTATTTAGTTTTAAACTAAATTGTTAATAAACTATATGACTTAATTATAATATAATTAACTTAAATATATTACTGCTCTCTTAAGTAAATTAAAGTTTAAAAATAATTTATAGTATTTCCTCATATTATAAAGCAAATGTTTTTTTATTTACCTATAGAAATAAGAAATATTATATGGACTAAAGCAAAACATGAATATTATAAAGAAATTTATTCTAAAGTGTTAAATGAAATGCGCACTACATATTTTTATATCAATTCATTACAAAAAATAACTTGGGACGATTATTTTAATAATATATTTACAAATAATCGTATCAGTGTAGGTGGTATGCCTTTTGCTATGCTTTATCATAAAAAAGCAAAAAAATCTAAATACACCTGTAATAGATAAAATGAGTGCACATACAAAATCAATATATATTTTATAATTTTTTTTTTTTTTTTATATCTATTTAAATATTTAATTATATTATAAATGTATAATTATATTATTAATCCAGAAAGTAATAGAAAAGTTAATATAAATACCAAATTAGGTAAATCTATAGTAATTAATTTTTTTAATAAAATTTATGGAGGAGCTAGAAGCAAAAAATATTGTGAGATGAATGAATCAAGTGGTAAATGTCGGGGAACAAATAAAATGCCTAATGATGACCTATGTGAAAGAAAGGGTAAAAGTTATTGGTGTAGAAAAACAAAAAAAAAAATACAACTGGATAAAGTTCAAATATCAGAATCTCCTAAAATATATAAAATAAATACATCTGTGCTTGAGTTTGATTTTGAAAATGTACCCAATTTACTTAAAAATCCAACACCTCCTGGTGTATGGGATGATCCTAATCGTGAAGATTGGACATGGGGTGATAAAAATCATCCAGAAGAGTGGGAGGAAAAAGAAAATTATTGGAAAGAAATGCAGAGAATACATGTTATAAATAAAAAAAAAGAAAAAGACTATTGGAAAAAAGTATTAAAATTAAAATTATTACGTGGATTTAAAGAAGGAGATATAATAGAGAATACCTGGCCTAATCCTTTGAGCCAACCTACCGAAAAATATATTATAGAGAAAGATAATAATAATGAATTTGTAGTAAATATATATTGGAACTAAATTGATTTGAAGACTGATACTTGTGATGTAATGAGATCAATTCGTTAGAGTATATTATAAATGCTAAATCTAAAGATAAAATATATAAAATTATTAAAAAATAAATTATTATTAACATACAAAATTTTTTTATTTAATGAAATGCAATATCAGACCCTAGTCTTATAATATTACTGTATGATCCTGCACCTAGCCATTCCGGAAAATATTTTTTATCTTCTATACTTAAATGAACATATAAAGTTTCTATTAGTTTTATACGAGTTATCGATCTTGAAAAAATTGCAATCCATATACATTCACTAATAGTTTTTTTAGGAATATTAATTTTTCGTCCAAAAATTTCTTCACTATGATTCAATATTTTGTTAAATACTTTTTCTGCACAAGTTCTTGTTGCCAGATGGTGTAAACCCTCAAATTTATTAAAACTTATATCTCCTCCAATTAAAATATAATTAATAATTGTTTTGGAACTACGACAACGTAGAGCCATTTCTAATCTACAATTTGCATTTTCTTTCCATTCTTTCGATTCTTTTGTATACATGGTCTCTCTACCTGGCAAATCATAATAATCAAAAATTTTTCTACAAATTGGACATTGCTTATTATAAGTATCAATATTTTCGGCACATCGTATACATACTATATCATTAGTCATTACACATTCACAACCGTATAAACAATGTGTAGCATTTTTATCAAGACATACACAACAAACATTTTTTTCAGTATTACTTTCACCAGTCAAATCTACAAAAGAGTTTGTTTCTGATAAAAAACTCATTTTGAATTATCTGATAATTTTAACAAAATTATCAAATTTTTATTCTATTAAATATTTATAATCACGTCCCGTAACTAATGTAACTTATGAATTTCATTTAACAAATATAATTAGTGTCTTATTTATATTAATAAAAAATTTATCAGAAGCTAATGGAGTAATAGATAACTAAGAAAATTTATTAAATGAAGTTAAGAGTAATTTCAATATATTGTTAACTACAAAACCCTTGATTATGTCTGATTTAAATAATGTGAAATCACTAATTAAAAAATATATTTTTTTCTTATATTATATTATAAATGTATAATATAATTAAAAATCCAGAAACTAATAGAAATGTTTCTATTTATTCTAAAAAAGGTATAGCTATCTTAGAAAAATATTTAAATAATTTAACAGTGGGAGGGGGCTTAACAGATTTTTTTAAGCCTAAACCAAATAAAAGCAGCCTAGTCAACAAGCAAAAAAAATTAAAACTTAATATGCCGGACGAGTTTAGAAGTAATGATTACCAATCTAAACTTAAAATTATAATTGACATCATAAATTCTGAGGAACACTTATTTGATTCAAACATGAATCAGTTCTATGAAAAAAATCTAAAATATCTAAATAAAAATATGTTATATTTTGTGATGAGGCCGTGCTTCCGATCCTTTGTTAAACCCGATATTGAAAAATTTAAAACAAAATATGATTCGGAAAACAAAGATTTTTTTACAAAAATTTAT